ATTGGTCGAGTGCATCCAGAGAAGCTGCCCCAGGTACGTGAGACGAGCATCACTGCCAGCCGGACACACGCCGGTGTAGTGGCGCTTAGTGAGCGACCGCTCCACATCGTAGTCCACGCTGAATCCGCTCCAGACCGGGGCGGATTTGGCTCCGTAGACTGCCATGAAATCGGTGTCGTCACGCGGCTTGGTATCGGTCACGTCGTAGTCGATTGCCATGCGGACCACTCCGGGAGTGGTTGCCGCAACATGCGGGACATAACGGAATCGCATGTACTTAACCTCGTAAGTCTCATAGAGGCTTTGGATCTGGTTCAGCCACCTGAGATTGGAGAAAGGTCCACCGAGTTCCTCGAAGTTGATGGAGGTCGCTCCAGTTGAACTGAGGGTTGCAAAAACCGCTGAGCTCTCAACCTCAATAGAGCCGTCGCCGCGCTGACGAGTGCGACGGCTGCTACGAGCAGAGGGACCACCAGTGGCCAGATTGACTCCGCGTCCATTGCGCTTGGTTTTCTTTGACTTGTTGTTGTTGTTGTTCTTTTGCACCATCGTAATTTAATTTAGTGCTCTTGTATGGGATCCCACCGAGCAGGTGCGACTGTACATCGTTGGGGACTTTGCACCGTCAGGCCGTGCAGTCTGTTGGCATTTAGGACACGATACCACTTAGCACGGAAGTATTAAGCTATTGCACCGTTTTGGCCTGATTACCCCCATCGACCCCATGGTGTTTCCACCAGTTAAAATTGTAGCCATGGAACGCGGGGTGCAACCCGCGTCTCGGCAGGTTTGGTCCAGGCCAAAGCAGCTGCAACTAAAGCTGCCTCTATGGCCTCCTGCCTGTCCGGAATGATGTCAAATGCTTTATAGAAACTTGCTCGTGTCGCGGGCGTGATGTCCGACTCGGTGTCGGTCATCCCATCTGCCAAGTATTCCATGCCACTCCTGGTGTAGTCGATTGTGTCATTGCGTGGTTTGTCACCGCCAAGGGCGGAGTACCAGGCATAGCTGACTGGCACCCCATCTGTGAGCTTCTTTCCGCAGATCGCCACAGCACCACATTGCCTGCGCCATTGCTTGGCGTTTGGCAGCGGACGCAGCCAGGCTGCATCACGGGTTGTGGTTATGCGGGGGTCGCGGACCATGACCCACCTGTTCTTGACCCACACTGGGTTGCTCTGGCAGAAGGATATCTTCTCGAAGATGTCGACGTCCTCATCGCGCTTCATGGTGAATCCATACCTCTTGAACCAGCCCACCACATCGGAGAACACGGGGAGATCTTCGCGCTCGACGATGACAACACAGTCGTCACCATCGTTCACGAAGCCTGCACGCAGCCTGTGCTCCTCGAAGTAGCGGTGGAACAACGCACACATGATCAGCACGTTGCCCATCGAGGTATT